TTTCCATCATAAAGGTAAGACGATCTTTTTCTTTTGACCAATCTTCTGGATATTGTGACTCACTAAAATCAACTGAATAAGACTCATCAAATACTTTACCAGTATGAACTTCAATAACTTTACTATCTATCGAATAACGACTATTCTCGAAGTCTACAAACATAGGTATATCTGATTCCCTGTTCTCTAAGTTCTCCATGTTAAGAATCTTTAAGGCTTGACCACTTGGAACTTGTCCTTGCTCACCCCACCTAACTGCAAGAGCATGATTTTGTCCTGTGATGTTTAGTAGCTGCTTAACCGATTCAATCATACTAGGAATATTAGAAGGCGGTGAAACAAAATTCATAGATGCACCTTCTGGAAGTGAGATTAACCTATCTACTCCCCATTTTAAATTAGGAACAGCCTCATCTAATCCAGTAACTACAGGAGAACCCATCTGATAGCGAGTAGCTAACATAACCTCTGTAAATGCGATGCTACAATGTAGTGAAGCCATAGTAACGTCTTGAGCATCATAGGGAAATTCTATTCTACTTATTGGGTTAAGAGAATAAGGATTAATCATTTCTGGATTCCCTTCTAGTGGATAGATCCTTCCATTAATATCAAATAAGAAGTGCATCCCCTGTTCACCTTCTCTATCTTCTGACCAGAATACAAACTCCCTATCACCTTTAATATTTGTGCCTCGCTCATAGCTATAACCATAAGGCTCTAACTCACCCTCATAATAGTATTCTCTAACATTCGGCAATATATGATACTGTATTTTCTGTATCCTGTTATTCCATACGCTCTTAACATGGATCGTTCCCAGTAACCAAGCTAACTCACTTGCTAGTCTGCTTTGTGAATTAAGGTGATGAGTATAGGTTAGATATTCTTCTGCAAGTTCTCCACCTATAAATCTTTTAGCTGGGTTCTTATATAGCATCATTCTGGCTCTAGCAAATCTTGATACTACTTTGCCTAATGGTAATGTAGGGATCTGACTTAATGAAGCACCGCTAAAATATTCCTGTACATAGCCATCTACGCCTTTATTATAATAGAAATCTAGTGACATTTGTCTTTGTTTATACTCTTGCTGGAATACAATATCTTCTGCATTTTTTATAGATTCAAATACTGCTTTCTTCCCTAAGTCTGGGATTGTAATCATGTCATAATAATTCATTAGCTAACAGCCCTATTCTGGTTAATCATCATATCTGCCATTATCCTTCGCTTTCTATCTTTATGTTTTTTATTCAGAGATAAACCATATAGATGCAGACCAATTAATGCTCCCAAAATTCCAACTAATACGCCCATTATAAACATTACCATTGGTAACTCACCGCTTCTCTTTTCACTACTGGGTATTTATACGATATATAATAAGAACAAGCATCCATCATATGAGTAAGTTTTATATCGCTTTTATCAATCTTACCATCTCTGGTTCTTTGTACTTGTTCTAAATCTTTTATTAAATAAATACATTTAGGATCTACAGTCATTCTGACTTTCCCATTAGCATCTTTTAACATTCTATTCAAAGCGTTTAATCTATCAATTACAGGCGGATTAGCTTTCTTAGCTATAATATGAAAAGAATGATCTTTAAGGATCTGGTGGTCAGAACGATTGCTTGTAGTTGATCTGGCTCTACCAGCAGCATCTGGATATACAGGAATATTAGGAGCAATCTTTTTCATTTCCTTTGCCATTTCTTCTGTATTAGAATTGGTAAGTCTAATCTCATTAAGATAATGGATTGAGTTCGTAAATTCCATAATAAGAACTGCACTCATATAATCGACATTAAAGTCAATTCCCCATGCTAATCTGCTAGTCCTTTGATCTGTTTGTTTTACATGGATTTGCCTATCAAAGTTATACGCTGCCCTATTACCTGTTGTTTCAAACGAGGCTAAAAACTCTGTTTTAAAAGCCCTTTCATCCATCATTGATTTAGCTTTCTCTATTTCCTTTTCTGGTACAAAGCCACCATCTACAGTTGTAAACTGCCAAGACTTCCAGTCAATGCTCTTGCCCTGTCCTAACATATAGGCATCATATAGATGATCGTAGCCATTAGGTGTACCTATAAACAAAGCATCTCCATCTGTTGTTGTAAGCATAGGGTAGATGATTTCTTCCCAGACATGAGGTTTGATATAACTGTATTCTTCCATACATACCATATCAATCCCAGCACCTCTAAGATTATTTTCTTGCTCTGATCCTTTAATTGCAATCTCTGCTCCATTAGGAAGTTTGACCAGTAATTCAGATTCATTAACTTGTGCATCATAATCTCTAAATATAGTCCTTAATAGTTTCCATGTTGTTGTCTTACCTTGCCTGTAGGTAGGTGTAATAATCCATCTTCTTTCATTAGGTTCTATCTTTCGTGATAGTAACCACATTAAACTCAAATAAGACTTCCCAAACCTTCGCCCAGCTACCAAGACTTTTCTCTTGGCTGGGTGTTTGATGATCTCCCTTCTCTTGGTGTCTAAAGTCCAATTAGTCAATGTTCATAATTTGTATAGGTTCGCTCTTGTGAGTTACTTCCCTAGATTCTTTCGGCTTTCCTTCTGTTCTATCTGCTATAAATTGTACCGCCCAATGCTTCCCTTCTAAGGCATACTGAAATACTTTATACATAATTACATCTAATTTTGTTTTGCCATCCAGCGTACCTTCTTCATCTCCAATTCTTCGCAGTATATCTGGAATAGACTTAACCTTTGGCGGTCTACCATTAGGATTACCAGATTGACCTTTCTTCCAGCCTTTGCCAGTTATTCCGCCTTCGTTGTTTATTGGTTGCTTATCAACCTTCAATACGCTTAACCCTCTCCGCTTTCTTTCCTGTAAATTCTTCCCAGCGTTTAACTATAACATCGCAATAATGTGGATCAAGTTCCATACCATAGCATTTGCGATTAGTTTTTTCACAAGCTATTAATGTTGATCCAGAGCCGAGAAATAAGTCTAAAATAGTATCTGGATTATCATAATTATTAAAGCACCACTCTGCTAGTGCTATAGGTTTTTGAGTTGGATGTACTCTTTTTTGACCTTGCTCTGAACCCTTTATTATTCCATGCCATAAATGTCTAAAAACATCTAATCTTATACCCTTATTAACAAATGCTAACTCTGCACCACTAAAAACATTTCCTTCTTTTTCTTTATCCCAAACTAACCACCCATATCCATTAGGTATAAATTGACAATAATAATTAGCACCCCAAAAAATTAAAGTAGAATCAGAATAGTTTTTAAGGCACATATTTAAAACACTTACAGCAACTGTTATATCATTATCATTTATTATCTGACCAAAATCATTAGCTTTTCTATCACCTTTGATTTTTGTTCCACTGTGTTTTATTCCATAAGGAGGATCAGTGAACACCATATCAGCTTTCTGGTTATCCATCAACCTTTCAACATCTTCTTTTTTTGTAGCATCTCCGCATAAAACTCTATGCTCTCCTAGTAACCACAAATCACCTAGCTTAGTAATTGCTTCTTCTACCTCTGGAATCTCATCATCATCTATTAAGCCTTGTTCTGGTTCATCTTCATAAAATTGTAATTCATCATTAGAGAATCCCCATTCTGTAAGTTCTCCTACATCAAAGTGATTAGCCAGAGAATCATAATCCCATTCACCTACATTTTTATTAAGCCTTATGTTTAACTCTTTTTCTTTATCTAGGGGAAGATCTACTTCAACACATGGAATCTTATCCAGCCCTAGTTCTGTAGCGACTCTTAATCTCTGGTGTCCGCCTACTAGAATATTCTTGCGGTCTTTGTGTTTGTTTATGATAAGCGGATCTACTAAGCCAAATCTAGTAAGTGAGTCTTTTAGCTGCGAATATTGGTCTTTGGTTAGTTGGCGAGGATTGTACTCCGCCATTATTATATCTGTAGGTTTATAATATTGAATATTCATAGTTTTTTGGTTTGCCGACAAACCTATGATCTATTTCCATTCTATCGCCCTTCTCATCATTTAGTATCTTTTTTGAACGAGTGAGGGAAGATCGCCCCTCTATATATACAAAAAAACCACTACAAAATAGTGGCTTAATTGCTTATAAGTTAAAGTATTGTTGTACTTAGCGTACTACAAAATTAATATATATTAGCTATTACCCTTACCATAGCATCCGCCCAGAAGTTAGATTCTCTAGTGGTGTACCTTCCTTCATCCATAGCCTCTGTCCATCCATTCTCACTTACAAATCCTTCTACTATGCGATACTGATCGTATTTTTTACCATCATGAGATCTGTATGCTTCAAAGTATTTTCCATCTTCAAACTGTGTCCATTTGATTTTTAACTGCATATCATAAACTCTGACAATGTTACCAGTTATTTTATAAGGGATTAAATCAGCTTCGCACCAGTTACATGGAAATGTCGCTCTAACTGTGCTTGTTTTACCTTTCCTTATAACTCTATAAACTTTATCTAACATTACATTACATTCAAAACCTTCTTTAATATAACTAAGCCTAACTCTATCTGCATAAAATACTGTTACAAATTGATCTGAGTCTAATTTATGTAAATCTCTGATTTGAACTTGATCACCTTTTTTAATTTGAAAAAATTTCTTACCAGAAATTGCTGTATAATGTGTTGAATTGTAATTGTTTAAATATTGTTTCATTTTTATCATCTCCATGATTGTCATTTAATAGTTGATTGATATTAAATAATATTAATCAAAGAGTCAAGAAATAGTTTAAATTATTTTTTCTTCAATACATTAATTAATAATCCTTCTTCTTTTTCTTCCTCTATCATACCATATAACATAGTTAAATAATTAATCGCATCCTGTATTCTGCTTTTTATGCTTTCTGATCCTTCTCTGCCATATAAAACATAAGTTCTAAGGCTATCCATGTGCTTTAGTAGATACACCATAAGAATTAATTTAGGATCTAGGTTTAATCTTCCGCCTATACTCTTAAAGTTGGCGAATTTGTCTACTGAATCTTTTCCATCATCGACAGTATATTCTCGCCCTTTCTCTATTTGTATTTCTTTGCAGCCATCTAAAAGTTCATCACTTAATTTAAAAAAATCTTCTACTTTCATAATTCAAAATCCATATTCATAAGTTTATCCATAGCCCTATCATAATAAGTTTCTATCGCACTTGGTGAAACTTTTAATAATGTAGCTATCATTCTAAAATCGTTCATTCCTTTATTAAAAAAGCAATCAATAACTT